CGAACCATCCGTACCACGCAGATTCGGCGTGTCAAACGATCCTGCCGCCGTCGTTATCGTCAGGATATAGGTAGTCGCGTTGTTTGTCTTAACCGCTACTGCAATGTCCTGCATGACAACCGGGAGTTCCACAAACGTATGCTCACCATCGGCCAGCTTCATATTGAACTTGCCGGATTCCAGGCGTTCGAACAACCAGACCGATGCCGGATATTTCGTCGTATTCGTAGCCCATTCAGCCGTTGTAAGCTCAATTTGCTGATAGATAAATGCTCCTTTATTACTCATTGTATATAGCCCTCCTTGATTATTATTACTGAATCATTATAATAGTTTGCCCCTTGCAGGTAAATATTGCCGGGAAGCGCAGTCCCGCTGCCGGCTTCCTGCCATGATGCAACACCGCCAGCAAGATCATAGAGCTTGTAAAAGACATACTCACCGTCTTCCAGTACGCGGACCTCGTCGCCTATCCGGAAATTAACCGTCGTACCGGCAGCATTGACATAAGACAGCGTGTCTGCGCCAGGAGCAGACGCCAGCGTCGGGATCTCCGGCTTGTTCTTTATATAATTCGGATCAGACGGATCGGCCACGTTCCAGTCAGACTGGAATCCCTTGACTATGTTTTCCGCGTTCTCTGCCGCTGTATTGGCGCGGTCAGTGGCGGTATTGGCTTTGCCGGTTGCTTCCTCTGCATTAAGTATCGCCTGTACAGTCCCCTGCTCTCGCTGCTCTTCTTGCGTTTGACGGGTAGTCTCGTTTTCTTGCCTGGCTACTTCTGCCGTCTTCCGGAGTTGTTCTTCAATAATCCGTTCACCTTCCTTCTTTTGTCGTTCCGCTTCGGCGGCAGCGCGGGCCTTTTCTGCGATGTCACGCTTACTCTCTTCTACAATACGTTCCTGCTCAGCGTTATCCCGGTCTACTTCTTCAGCAGCACGAAGAGTCTCTGCATCATCGCGTAACTTTTCAGCTTTATCACGATTTATTTCTGATTGATTACGCAAAGTCTCTGCGGCAACACGCTTTTTCTCTTCTTCGATACGTTTTCCTTCCTCGGTGGAACGCAATTGTTCTGTTTGATTTCGAATATCTTCTGCGGCAGCGCGCTTGGTCTCTTCTTCAACACGAGACTTTTCAGTATTCTGACGGATGACTTCAGCAGCTTGCCGATCTGTTTCCTTTGCATTACGAGTACTTTCAGCAGTGTCACGAAGCTCTTCGGCCGCTTCTCGAAGAGCTTCAGCCTCTTTGCGTTTCAGTTCATCGTTCTGACGGCCCTGTTCGGCAGCCTGCCACTGCGTGTAGCTGTTCCCACGCTTTTCTTCTTCCTCTTCTACGGTGGCTTCTAACTGGCGCATGTTGGTGATTTCGGTACTGGCTTGCTCTTTCAATTCATTAACCGAATTAGTAAGTGCAGTATTAACTTTCTCCGTATTCTCCAACAAACCCTTCATCAACAAATCTGCAGAAGTGGTCAATTGCGTATTAATATTTTCGGCATTTTCTGACAACTCTTCCTTAAGTACATTTACTGAATCGGTCAGGTCTTTATTGACTTTTTTTGCCTCCTTGATAATGGCATCCATTTTATCTCTCACATCCTTAGCGGCATCGGTAGCAGGCTTCATCAACTCCGCTTTATTCTCTTCCGTAAAATCAGAGAAGTGGAAACGCAGCAAATCTACTTCAGCCGGGGTCAAGTCTGAAAACTTCAGCTTCAGTTCCTCCCGGTCAAAGATGTTTACGAAAGCACTATCCGGCTCACCTTCATACTTCATCTGTAAAGTACCATCTACTTTCCGGAACTTCGGTTTCTCTCCTTTCGGTCCACGTATCTTTTCCAGAGCAAAAAGAGTCTGCCAGGCTCCTGATGCACCCTGTTTCCAGAGGACGTATGTGTCGTTCACGCCTAAGAATGCACTTAACCCAGGATCACCTTGTTTACCCATCATAGCAGAGGGCAAAGCGCGTTTCGGCTTACCTCCCTGCACAATCAGGATCATATCGTTATCGGTTATCGTTCCGGCTGCCGGAAGCAAATTAGCCCTTATTACTTCAAATTCTTCCATATCAATTGAAAACTATTATTCTACCTTGTTCATCTGCCAATAACCCCAAGTCAGGGTCTTTAAGTACCCTGTAACGGATATCGCCACCGGCATCTACCCAACTCACGACAGGAGCGACGACAGAGATTGTAAACCTTACTGCTATCTGGTCCTCTCGCCATATCTCCACCGAGAAAGAGGGACAATCCGAGTAGTAAATCTGTATGATACCGTCCAGTGATTTAATATATAATTCTTGATTCCCTGCCCCGGCAAGTTGGGTAAAGAACGCCCGGTAATTATTCAGGAACTCTTCCACACTGCCGGCCAGCATCCAGAGAGACAGTTTAATTTCTTTGTGCTGTGTCTTGATAGTCGAAAGATCGGTTGTCCGGCCATCGGTGAACGGCGTCTTGATTGCCGGATACTTTAAAATATCTTCCTGGTTGTCATCCGACCCGATTCCGAAGTCTGCAAAGTCTATCCCGTTTATAGAATAGTCTCCTCTAAGATTTATTCCCCCTGAAGGCGTCGCCGGGAAAATAGAGTGATTATCCTCTATAAAAGAGAGTTCAAAGGCAGACAGGTTTTCCCCAGCATTAAAGGGGACAAACTTGTCATAAGCGGTACCGGCATTAAAACGCAATCGGTTCGTCATGCCTGGGATAAGATCAAATTCCCGATATCCCGGAGCAGACAGATCAGTAATAAACTTCCGATACCGGGACCAGAACATATCAAGCGTATCGGCCTTCATGAGAAATTCCATCTTGACCGTCTTAGGCTCAAACTCTACGATAGACAAATCCGGATCGATGCCGTCGGCTTCTGCCCAATTATTATATTTAACTGCCTTTCGCTTCGGGTACTTCAGAAGAGTATCGAATGAACCCTCCAACAACGTACAGCCCCATTCGGTGTATATGTCCTTACTGTCTATTGTCATAATACCTTCGCTGTGTTATCTTTGATTACTTCTACCTCTCCACCGGCGTTCTTTACGAACACCACGGCGTAATTACTTGCATGGATCTCGGCCGTCGCCCCGTGCATCAGGATCACGTTGTACCGGGCGATGGTATCGAAATGGAGAACGGCCTTAGAGCCGGCCAGGAACACCTTCACCGGATTAGTTAGCTCTACATCCGTATCGATATAGATTCCCATGCTCTCAGCCTTCTCGCCTCGGAACTCCCGCAACTGTTCCATGGACGGGAAATTGTTCTTTGTGCAGAACTCTGTCCCCTGCGGTGTCAGAAGAAGGCGCATAAGCTCTTCTTTACTCTCTGTGCCATGTAAGAGGCGGCAGGCACCTAACCGGTTTGCTATTTCAAAAAATTCTTTGTCCATCACATTTTTACTTTTACGTTAATTGTTCCTTCCAGGGCTTCTACTGTTCCCTTAGTGTTCTCCGATATCTTTCCGGCTACATCCTTGATCTCTCTCGTGTTCTCGGCAATCTGCTCGGTGTTCTTCTCGACTTTGTCTGACAGGTCACGAATAGCATGAACGTCCTCCCAGCCTTTCGACTGCATATCGTATATGAGCTTCATTTGCTCACGGATAGGTTGCATACCTCCTCGAATGTCTTCAAGCAAAACGCGGACGGCACCAGTCTGTCCGGCCAACAGATCAATACTTTCCTGTGATGCCTTTGAGTAAGCTCCTTTCAAAGAATTATCGGACACCTCTTCTTCTGGTTGATCCTCTTTGAAGTATTTATCAGCCCAACCAAACTGCTTGTCCAACTTATCGACTAATTCCTGTGCCTTCTGATCGAGGTAGTCTTGTTCCCAATCACTGATATAATTATCAGACCAGAACTCAAGCAACTTCTCCCGGATCTCTTTCATGGGGTCAGAGGCGGCCGCCTTGATAGATTCCTGGATCATGTTCTTGATCATCTTCCGAACAAGGTCTTTTGCGGAATCTGCCTTATCTTCACCAGCGGACCATGCTTCAGCGTAAGCATTGGCGAAATCATCAATAGCCGACTTGATGTCACTACCGAAGATGGCATCTTTGCCGGCCTCCTTATTATCAGCAATAGCCTGGTTGATCTCATCGATCTGATCCTGCCAATCCTTAATCCTGTCCTTGTCCGTTTTCTTCTTGTCCTGCTCTTCACGGATTTGCTGCTGAATAAGGACTTTCTGTTGTTCCAGGAGTTTGTTTTGCTGGTCGATCAGTTTGGAAGCATCATTCGAATAAGCCTTCTGGATGGATTTATCCAACTTCTCATAGGATTTATCCAATGTATCAATCTGTTCCTGTAACCGCTCAATACGTTTCTCATTTTTCTTGTCGTGGATTTTTGCAATAGCAGACGCCAGAGAGGAAACCACGCCAATTGCTGCACCGGCAGCGGCTCCGATCTGACCGAACATGGCCCCGGCTTTAGCACCATTCATGGCAGAAGACATCGTGTCCATTACAACATTCAGTCCTTCAGCTATGCCACTAAATGCACCACCGAAAGCATCACCTAATTTGGAGAATGTATCAGAGAGAAACTGCCCGGCCTGCATAACGTCGTTCATGCCTTCCTCAATCTCGGCAAGACCTTCTTTTAGTTTTCTGATATCGTTACCGGCAGCAAAGACCTTTTTCAGCCCACCGGACATTTTGTTAAAGGCAGTCTCGCATTGGTCAGCCTCACGGTTCACGTTGGCGATTTCGTCTTTGATGGCCTGCAATTTCTCCGGGGACTTGGAGAGGATATCGAATTGCTCCTTAGTCAAACCGAATAATCCCTTACCGTCCGAGTCAGTCTTGAACTCGCCGCTATTGACATAATCAAGCATCTCCTGTGCTTCTTTGGCAATAGTACGGATATCGGCCACCGTCCGCTTACTCATGTCAGAGAATAGCGTCGTAATGATGGAGGTTTTCTTCTGGGCCTCGTCATCGACAGCGGCCAGCTCTTTCTTCATCTCTTCACCAAGAGAGAGTTTCTCTCCCGAAGTAAGAGCTTTTGAAATCTTCTCATTATAGAGTTCGGTTATCGCCTGTCGCTTCTCCATGTATGAACCGTACTCCTTCAGGTACTCGTTCATCATGCGCTTTTCCTCGGCCAGTTGTTCACTGCTAACCAAGCCGGTTGACTTCTCTTTCTTCACGTAGGAGTTGACCAAAGCCGTACGTATCTCAACCGTTTGCTCTTTAGTCAACTTACCATCTTGAGCGTCCTTCCACTCTTTCTCTTTAGCGAGAATGGCGGCTATCTCTTTGTCATAGTCCAGCTCTATTTGGGCGATCTTCTTTTCGGAACCATCCTTCATTAAGTTGATTTCATCCTGTTGGTTCTGAAAACGAAGGTCGAGTAATTCTTTATATATCGCTTTTTGCTTTTCAAGTTGTTTTTTACGTTCATCTTCAGCTTTATTATCCGAGGATTTGTCTCTTCCAGTCAGTGTAGATAAAGAATCCTCGGCAGCCCTTAATTCTTTAGTTTTTTCCTCAATGGCTGACTGAACAGTCTTTCCGGCTTCTACTGATATTTTACCAGAACGAAGATCAGAAATATCTTGTTTGAGTATTGCAATCTTTTTTGTGGTATTGGATATTTCATCAGATATAGAAGAAAAAATAGGAGTCTTTGATTTATTATCTTTTAGCGTAAATAAATCTTCAGCGTCCTTAAACACTTGTTTAATATCTTTTTCTGCATTCTTAAAATCAATTATCGCATTTGTAATAACCCTACCATACCCAAAAGCATCTTCCTTAATCCCTGCTTGTTTTAATTGTTTAACAATTTTCAAATAATCATCTGGGTTATTCTTTGATAAGGCTTCTTTTATACTTTCAAAAAGAACTTGTCCTGTTTCTTCACCAACGTCTTTATAAATCTTATCTCGAAGAACTTTTAATGCCTCGGCTTGTTTTGCACTTGAACCTTCGACTTCTTTATTAATGAATTTTTCTTTCATCTTCTCTGTAACATTACGCTTGATTGCTTCCGTTACAGCATTATAGGCCCCTTCCTGATCTTTCAATGTGGAAATTTCCGAATTTAACCCGGCAAGATAATGACCATAATTATCCAAAATCTTTTGCTTTGCATCACCGTATTCTTTTGTGCCCTTTTTTGCTCTCTTGAGATCACTAAAAAGCTTATCAATTATATGTATTTCTTTGGCGATTTCAGCATAAAGATCTTTGGAAGCTTCAGATAATCGTATCTGAGAATCACTGGCCTCTTCTGTCTTTTTTGTAAACATGTAAACAGCAGTACCAAGACCGATTAATAATGAAATTAATGAAGCATAAATATTGGCTTTTGAAGCTATATTAAAGGCCTGCTGTGCAGCAGTAGCCATCCCCATTTCTTTCCGATACATTGCCATTAATCGGATACTTTCATACAAAGCTCCTGCTTTATGAGCGGCATTTACAGCTAACACCGCAGCTTTGTAACTTCCGTAGGCAACGACAAGACCACCTATTACCGGAATAATACGGTTAAGATTGTCAACCAAATCTCCTGCCCAACCAATACCTGTCGATAATTCCGCATTAAATTTCTCACCAAAATCTTTAAATTGATTAGTTAATTCATCTTCTATATTAGATAATCTTCCAACAAATGTTGCGGATATTTTTTCGTTAGCCCCAATTACCCCTTCCAAATCACCTAAAGAAAGTATGTATTCACGTATAGCAGAAGCTGTATTTTTTACGACAGCTTCTTGTTCTCTAAATATATATGTTATTGTATCACCATTTTTAGAGGCTCGAATACCAAACTCTTTCAAACGCTCGTTTTCACCGACTTGTGCGTCAATAATTGCTTCAGTCAATTGATCAAATGATTTTCCAGTAGAACTTGCCAAATCTCCCAACTTGCGCATCTGTTCTGCTGTTGGTATAAATCCTTGATTAACTAATTTTACATATGCCGCAGTAAGTTCATCTACCTGAAATGGAGTTTTTGCCCCAAAATCAGATAACATATCCATAGCTTCTTTGACCTTAGAAGCACTACCAAGTGAATTTGTTAATACAGCTTCCATTTTCTGGAAATTGCCGGCAACATCTATAACATTTGAAACAAAACGCCTAATAGCATCAGTACCGGCAACCGTTAATATTATGTGTTTGAGTGAGCCTGCAATATCTTCATTCGCAGAAACAACCTTTGTAGAGTCGTTTTTGTAAAGGCTATACTCGTCTCTCAATTCTTTCACGGTTAGACGAGCTTTAGCTTGTTCTTGAGTTAGTTCAAACAAGGCTGCTCTTTCTCCATCTAACACACGTTTAGCCGCATTGTATTCAGATAGTTTTCCCGCTGCTGACATCGGTGTCTTTTTAGCGGCTATTCTATATGCTTCTCCCAATTTCCTTACATCAGCCTCAACATCCTTGACAACATTTTTTTGCTGAATGATATCCTCTGTAAACTTATTGACAGCTTGAGAGGCATTAAAAATCTTCTTTTTGAAATTTAAATCCAATTCAGCGCTACTCTTAGCTGTTGCCATTGCCAATCTATCAAACTCCTTGGTGCTTTTTGCTAAATCTTTCTCTAAAGAGCGTATCAATTCAGGAGAAGAGGTCGCATCTAATTTCTCGATCTCTTTCCTAACCCTTGCCATTTCTTCACGTGCACGAATCAAAGCATCATATTCAGCCTGTATGTGAAATACTAATCCTGCCATATATATTGTTTTGGATAAAAGTACATTAGACAAATGAAGCGAGAGAATTTTATACTAAAGGATATATGACAATTGAACTGTTGTCGTAAAATAAAAGAGGCGGATTAACTACCCGCCTCTTTTCTGTCTCATAAGATCCTTCCCCGACATTTTTATTACTTCTTTTTTCTCTGTTCCCTCATAGACAGCTCTCGGTTTATCTGCACTCATTAAAAGTAAAAGAAGATAAGGAAGTTCCTCATACACATCCCTATAGGAAAGATGTAAGTTTTCCATGAATGATGCGATACTTCCGGCGATGGTATTGCCTCCTACAATTTCTGTTTTACTGTCAGATTCGCCAGCTCCATCGCCAACTGGCAGACTACGAAAAAATCACGTCCGGTTATTAACTCAAAAGCAATAAAATACGCTTGCAATAATTCTTCTTTAGAACCTGAAAGCATCTGTCTTTCGAGACTTTCAGCTTTTTCTTGAAAGTCTGGGACATCACCAGCAACCAGGAAAGAAAGCCCCTTGATGATATTATCCAAATTTGCGGAAACTATCTTTATTAGCTCCTGCATAGTTCCATTCTCTGGAAAATCAACCTTACTCAAATGCCGGGTAGCTCTCATTATCACTTTGATAGCCGGGGCTTTGATTACATAGACCCTTCCTCCGACAATGATTGTCTTTCCGTAGGTTCCAGAAAGCAATTCTGATACATTTTTTGTAGCTTCATTCATGGCTTATAAAATTAGAGGGTGATTGCTCACCCTCGTTATTAACTTATCCCTGCGGAGTGGTATCTTCTCCGTCTTCCCAACGTTCGATAGGAACACCTGCTTTAGTAGGTTTCAACGCCGTAAAGACAAGAGCCAAACCAATTGCCTTTTCATTTGCCTTACCCGAAGCAGTAACACCTGCACGTGGAAAAATGATTCTCACACCGTCCTCCGTTGTGCCACGAGCGGTAAATTCTTTACTCTCTACATGGTCAGCACGTTCCCATGTACCCGGCTTACCACCCTCACCAGCTGTAAATTTACCTCCCTGGAACTTAGCCTTAGTTTCAAGATCATACATACCAATAGAGGCGTTGATCTTAACCGCACCCGGCTTCTTAGAAGAATAATAGGTATTTCCAGCTACATCTTTGTAATCCGTGACCGTAGGATCTTCATCCTCATAGGTAAAAGTGTCCTCGTGAACTACGGGTACTTCTTCAAATTCTGTACCTTCGGAACCATCAGCCCCGATTGGCGCAACCTCCAGCTTCTGAAGGTTAACAACAACGACTTTTTTATTCTCTGCCATAATTATCTCACATTTAAAACTTCAAACATTATTTTCACATTCACAAAATGACATTTTAACGGTGCATCTTTCTCTTGATGGGTAGAATAGACCTTGTAACGATAGGTAGAACCGTCAAAAGAGGAAACAGAACGTAAACCGGACGATTGCCGCTCTAATTCAGTCAGTCTCTTTTTGTCAGCCATTCCGTTAATATCAGGCACACAGAAATTAACTTCAACGAAACCTTTAATCCAGTAAGTTCCCGGTTTGGGTTCTTTCGGGATAACGGTTATCCTCTCTTCAATAACTTCCCCTTCCGGTATCGCATCCTTCTTGTAAGTAGGGATACAGAACGGCTTCAAGTCCCGAACCAGAATAGTTTCTATGTCACCTGTTACTATCATTTCAATACTTCGATACGTTGATTGAGTATATTCAGATACTCGCCCATGTGTTCACGCTGTTGCAGAAGTAAATCACGTTGATGTTCGTCTTTAACAACTTCTTCAAATTTGGGAGTATCAACAAAAGCACACAACTTACTTAACTTTTCAGCTAAGTCCTGCTGTTCATTAATCAGACGGTCTTTGAATGTTTGATTGATAGGGTGCTTGTCTTGTAAGGCATATCCAAGCAAGAACCAAACCTTATCCTCTATCTTTCGCAAACAAATCTCTTTCCCGATTTCCTCACTGTAATTAGCAGGGTCAACACAAGTTGTAGATTCCCGTAAAGTAAATCCATTCTTCATGCGAACTGTCACGTATGTACACGGCTTATCGAACTCCATTACAGTTCTTACAATCACATCTTGCATATTAGCAAGCACATCTTCTTTTGTTACTGTTATCATTTTTCAAATTTCTCTTTTAAAAGTCTCTCCGCTTCCAAAGCGGCACCACTCAATACTTCAAATCCTTTAGCTTCCACATAAGAGGCGTATTCCGTCTCATTCTTCAGCGTCAATCCCGTTTCATCTACTTCATACTCGTTAGACTTACGAAGAGTACCGGTGATATCCTGATAGTCTCCTTTATCCTTAGCATACTGAACGGCCTCCTCTCCTACTTCAATCATCGCTTCTTTGACCCCTTCATAGAACTCATCAAAGGCCGCATCAACATCTGAGAAGTCAAAATCTACAGCCATATTTCCGCATATTTGAAATAGTTAGACTTACCGGACTTGATAACCTTTCCTTCAGCTCTCACGCTTTCCCCGTCCAGGATTCTCACCTCGGTACCAGCGTTTAGCTTCTCACCCTCATAGACTACATGATAATTATAGTCGTACATTACCCCGTTTACGGAGATTTGCTTCATCACGCCATTATCATCACACCGGCATGGACCGAAGTCTTTCCAATCCTCTTTCGGGGGGATCGGGTTCATATCCTCGTCAAATGACGGACCGGACACGACCTTGACCATTAATCTATGTGGAGCGAATATCATAAGAACTTGACTTTGGGTTTATCGGTATTTAGTTCGTCTTTCAGCCCGTACTTCTTACACAAGAAAGAATAGTAGTCCTTAATCCCTTTAATGTCCCAAGACATTGAGAAACCACTTTCCCCAATAGATGTAGCCCGAAGTAAAAGAGAGGGGATGAACTTCGCCATCGCCACAGAGACACGGCCGTAGCAATCCTCATTCATCTCATCCTCTCCGCTTATCTTAGAGGTAAGACACATATCCAAAAGGTCAGCCTCCGACAAGTTAATGCCGAAGGTCTGGAACTTCTGCTGTATGTAGTCGTTTACCGTCATGCGCTCATCGTAGAAAGATCGAAGTTTACAATCTTGTTCGGAGTAGTAAACTCAGGAATCCATTCTGCGGTGTACTCCATGTATCTACCCTCTTCGTCACGATAATTACATACAGACATCTGACCTTCCGCTGTATTGTAAGAACGTCCCGGCACCGGGTCTGTCATTACATACGGCTTGTGGTGACGCATCTTCATCACTTTGTCAGACTGCAACAGGGTGATACGGTTATCAGCGTAAATCTTCACGTTCTCGCCAGCCTGATTCTCTACATAGTCCTCTTTGATTTCGATCGGAGGAAGACCGATACCTGTAAACACGCTGGATGCCATCTGTGAGGTAATCAAACCACCACTGACATAGAACTGATTGTTACCAAGAATCATCTTGAAAGTCTCGCCAAATTCAGCACAACCAACAATGTTCTTGTTGAATGTACCACGGGACATGATCATCTTAGAGAATACACCATACTTGGATTTCAGTTCTTCGAGCGTCTGCTGCATATAAGAGATAAATTTGCTCTTGACGGAAGCATCCGGAGTAATGAAATTGAATGGCAACTCAATATCGAGCAACTCAATATTTTCTTTGTTGTCAGCCAAGTGAACTTGAGCTTTACCAGTCATCAGCAATTCAGGAACAACGATATCCATCCGCTTATGCGGAGCAAGCAAAACCTGACGGTAATCATCAACGATGAAGTCGATGATCTCCTGCAAGATCGTACGCTGATCAGCAGTGTTAGCAGCATTAAACTTATCAATGATATCCTGCAACTGCGACAGACGTTCAATATCCATCTGATAGCGGTCGCCCAAGTAAGCAATCTCGGTGTAACCGCTTCCAAGGTTACGTCTTTCACGAATGGGCTTCTGGTCGTTCTTTCCAAGGATAGAACCGGCAACAACGCCTGTAACCGTACCCAAGTAAGTCTTGAAAACACGTTGCTTGGTTTCCAAGAAATCGCCGTACTGCTTCCAGTAGATTGTATCCAATCTCAGTTGAAGCACACGATCAATCACCGCCTTAACGATGTTGGGGTCTGTAAATAAAGTTTGTATGGTCAAATTCATATCTAAACTTTTTAGGATTAATAATCAAACTGGAAACGACAAGTCAATCCAACCTTATCCAGCTCATGGATCGGTAGAATCAACTTACTTTCCTTCACCTCATACGCCTGCATCAAAAGAGTGCAAAGAACAGCGCCATCGCTTTCAACTTTCTTCGCATCATAAAGAACGAAGTTCGCTGTATTCTTCTTTACTGTACCTCCCACTGCGGTTGCCTCAAACAGAATCGCATCTTTAGCGATATCCTCACCAAAAGCCGCTTTGATGGTCAAAACATCGTAATCTTTGTTTGACTTATCAATAGCCGTCACTTCCGCACCTTTCTTGCCGCTTCCAATAAACATGCCGGCATAAGCCAGCGATTTCTTCGCAATCTTGATGGATAGAGCATCAGCCCCGGTTGTATAAGCTTCTACAACTTTTACATTACGAACGGGAACCAGCGTATGCTTCACCAAATCGACTTGAACCGGAGTGAACACAGGTAAGAAAGAACCTACCACAAGGTTGGTAATATCCAACTTATACGGGCCGGACTTTCTCACGCCAGATTCGACACGGTAAAACTCCTGCGGTTCATACTGCGGAGTCAAGTCATAATGTGTACCTGCTGCCATTTAATTTACTTTTTAGATTCAACAATTTCTTTTGTGCCCTCTGAAATCATGCTGGCGATAGCTTCGGTTTCTGTCTTAGTATCACCGCCGGTTTCAGGAGTTTTCACGCCTGCAAATCCTGCGTCTACAAGTTCCTGTTTAGCATCCTTGAAATAAGCATCCAAGTCTGCATCTTCGGGAACAGCATAACGCTTTGCTTGTGATTCGGGAATACCGTACTCCTTTGCCTTAGCCAAAATCTGCTCCTGACGGGTAGCCTGCGCTTTCTCTGTCTCAAACTGGGTAAGTTTGTCGGAAAGAGGCTTGACGGCATTAGCCACCGCGTCAGCGATAATCTTTGCCATGTCTGGCTGCTGTTCCGTAGCAGTCTGCTGTTGCGTGGTAGTTGTAGTGGTAGTCTCGATTGGTTTACCGTCCTTCAAGCCATGTTTCTTCTCGTAGTTAGCTACTGCGGAAGCACCTGCACCATTAGCCCGGAAATCACCATAGGAATTTAACACGTCCTGGAAGCCTACTCCATCCGCGATTGTCTGTAATTGGCTTTCGTCCGTAACACCGGTCGCTTTCTTTTCAGCGATCCGGATTAAAGTAGCTTCATCAACCCCAGGGAATTTGGTTTTGAGTAATGCTAAAATCTTTTCTTTCATACCGTATGAATTTTCGTTTAAAATCTTTGGTATAAAAGTAGATAGGTAATATATGAGTGGAAAATTTTGGAAGGTGTGATACACGACAATATGATAATTGTCGTAAAAAGGGAAGTAAAAAGCATAAAAAAGACGTGAAGCCAATAGTTTTCATAAAAATAGCGGCTACCCCACCGGAGCAACCGCTATCCCGATCAGCAGCCTTTGCCGCCTTTCTTCTTAGGCTTCTTCTTTCCCATGACTAAAAAATGATTAAAGTGTTCTATTTTTAAACATCCAAATTTATAAACCTCGTAATTTTTCTAACTAAGCCACCTCTTTTTGTTCTGTTTTTTCGATTTTCATCTTTGCAGCTTGCTCTTCTTCAATCTCCTTCAGCTCTTCATCTATGCGATCCATGTTCCCGGCAAACAAGATACCTTCCCGGCGCGACCATATTCCACCATTTACAGCGGAAACAGCAGTAGATACTTTATCCGAGACATTATCAATCATATACGGAACAATTTCTACATCAACATCAATCGTTTCTGATGCTTTCTCAAAATTGGTATTGATAGAGCCTAATGCAGAGACAAGGAAGTTTACCCTTCGTTGCATGAAGCTACCAATTTCCTCGGAGTGATTTTCTACTGCCATATGTGCCCCCATAAAGACATACCGGAAGGCTTCACCGGACAAAGCATTGCCTGTCCCTTTTAGATTCTCAAAGGAGATACGCGGTGTATTAGTAAGCGCATAAGCCTTTTCTGTCAATCCTTCGGCCTCAAATTTAACCGTATCTGGTACCTGGTTCCATGTCAGATATGAAGCGTTTGCACCCTGCCCTGTAAGTTGAACTATCCTATTCCTCAATTCACCTGCAAATTTCTCGATCTCCCCAAAAAGCATTAGGATAGGGAAGAAATGATAGTCGATACAATCAGCATAGCTGGAAAGAAGTTTTTCCAAACGTACACGAATGGTACGAATCTTATTACAATATGCCTCTGAACGATAGCTGTATATTACAGGCAGTTTCTTAAAGCCATGCTTGAAAGCGGAAACCATCTCCCAACCGTTGTCTAACTCCCACTGATAAACTACATCTTTCGTCACAGTCATAAAGCAGGTGATTTCGTGGTCGTCCAGGTCTTTCTTCTTGTACTCACGCGAGAAAGCAACCATATAACCTGAATCATCAAAGAACGGATAAAGTTTATCACCCCGGAACGGAGACCAAAGAACACTACGAAGTTTGTATTGTGGCATGGACGTACCAAATAGATTAGCCACTTTCGCCTTTAGTTTAGCCCAAAAGCCATCATCTTTAGTGACATACCAGTATTCTGCAACTTCCTGTTCTGAAAGCCAAGAACGAACAATCTTCCGGTTCTGATACTTGATCTTATTCTTCTTCAAGACTTGTTTCAGGGCTTCAAAGATGCCTTCCTCCGATTCAGCCGGGGTACAGTCCATCTTTGGCTCGGTACCGACAGTGAAAGCCGTTTGTATATTTACGATATCCTGTTCCAAAGGCAGAGCGATCCGGTTAGGATCTACCTTCTTCGTTTTTTTCGGTATGACAGTAGTCTTGCCTGTTTTTTCGTCAAAGACCTCTTTCTCCTGTTCAATCGTTATTTCTATCTGTGGATATTTCTCTTTATCCACGATGATCTCATGTCCATTTGGGTCCCAATCAGCATAGAGCTTTTCCCGATCCGGAAGTTGAGTTTTCCGACCTTTCTTCAGATAGTAGATTTTACGGTCTATATCTTCGAGTGCTAAAATTTCGTCTATCGTTTTCATTTGATTATATTTTAATGTGCAAATACTCCTGAATTATCTTTCGGCTTCAAAATTCGTCCGAGGATGTGGCCCAAGATATAGTACCTGATTGGATCGATGCAATGATTCCAAGCGTCTACCGGTTCATTGATATAATGCCCGTCCTTGTCTTTATCCCAGACATATTTGCGAAGCTCTTCAATGATGTGATAAGAACGTTCTGTAACGAATAGTTCCATTTCATGTATCTTGTCAATGCCAGCCTTGATTGAACCAGGAAACTTATCTACTGGATAGATATTCACTCCCCTATTCTTGATTTCTTGTATCAAACGAGGGTCTGCACTATCACCATAAACTTTCAAGCCCCACGGTTTTAGTTTTTCAGCGATAGCGTTGGTTAACATTCCTGTTTCATAGAATAGCTCATCTACATACAATCGGTTATCAACAATACCGCACCGAATGCCAGTTGACGGGTCATTAGTATAGCCCCAGTCAGACGCAAGAGCAACTTTCTTACACCACTGCGGAAACTCTTTAACAATACCCCACTTCTTAAATACAGCACCTTCCGCAACATCGGCCCACCTACCGATAACGACATGAGCGTACTTTTCGGGATTGTTCTTTTTCATATCCTCGACCTCTTTCAAAAACTCAGGAGAAAGATTCTCCAAGTTATCAAAGTAGGTCGTATGAATATGAAGCACATTCGGATGAGTGGAGATTTGAACCTGTACGCCGTCAATCTCTACCAGCTTATGCGTTTTCTCGATGTACTTTTTATAGATGAAGTGGTTGGAATCAGTTGGATTCATTATGATCATAATCCGGTTCTGGATTCCTATCTGCCGAATGGAGAGCATAATCTTGTCAAAGCTATTCTCATCTGTCCATTCCTCGGCCTCGTCACAGACAAAAGTTGTCAAAGCATGGATAGACTTTAGTTTTGCTGTCTGATTACCGGAGGATGTTTTTATACCCCGAAACATAATACGACTTTTAGTCATTTTATTGACTATATCCGTCTTGGTCGTCTTGAAATACTTTGTTGTCCCATCTAATTCTATCTTTTCCATCATCTCTGGGATAATGGACATATTAGCGGAGACCATCGTATAACGGGTATAAAGGATCTGATGTACCATCTTTTCGGCTTCTGTCATTTCAAAGGTCAGTCGTTCAACGAAAGCTGATACATTGAACGACTTTCCGGAGCCACGCCCGCCAGTGATAAGGATAATGAACTTATCCGTATCAGTGTACAATGGGTGATATATCGCCTGGGGTACTATCATTTTAGCTTGTCTTTAATCCATGAATCAATACTAATGCCGTGGTTTATATCGGTGGGAATATCGGCATCTTCATCCTGCTTACGCTCAACCTTTCTCCAATCTTCATCGTAATGATAGAGCCATGTCATTTGAGCGCTCAAATTGGGAGCCAGTTCACCTTCTACAGTTTGAACCTCTTCTTCACCTGTCAGATTGCCGTCCTTATCCCGCAGCTTTCGAATAGTAGTATTCTTTGTTTTTACCCCACCCAAAGCCATAGCAAGAAACTTAGCCCGAACAAGAGAGTTTATCGCACAACGCGCGCGTGAAAGGACATCACTTAATTCACTGTATGCGCTCTTCTTCTCACTAAACTTTTGCGGTGACAATCCAATAGCATAAGCAATCTCCTTGTCAGTGAATCCCTTTTTGGCATACGACTCTACGAGAGAAAGAAAGTCCTCGCTTGTGTAATCAAACTTAGGCTTTCTTCCTGCACGGCTTTTTGTATTTTGAGATTCACTACCACTCATATTAATCTACTCTTTCTACTTGATCAGAGAACACCTCTCCTTTTATAAACTTCATATCCGGATCATACCCAAATCTTGCCATGAAAGCAGCTTTCGCTTCATAGGTATCAAAAGACAACATCACATAGGCATCCATATCCTCGGCTGTCTTCTGTGCGTTCTCCTTAACTTGTTGCTTGACTTCTTTCATGTGGGCAACCTTCTCTGCACGCTCTAATTGCTTGGCGACTTTCTCGGCTTCTTTCTGTTCGGTCACAGGTGACATCATATCGGACAGGGCATCTGCAATAGAGTTTTCCGCTTCGGTCTGCAATAGATAATCAACGCCAATCATGTTCAAGTCTGCATCGGTTAACCCGGCATCCTTCCAATCAATATCGGGAACAAGCTGTGCAAGGGCATCGAAATCCCATGTACCTTGCGCATTTGGATTGTTCATTAAAATATTTAGTTCCTTCTCCTGCTTTTCGTCCACATCTATGACATCAACACGAATGCGATAGTCATTATCCGGGTACTTCTGTAAATCATCCATGACGGATAAACGCTGATGCCCGCTGACAACGGTCAGTCCCGTACGCTTGTTCACGACAATTCCACCGACTAAACCAAACTTCTTAATACCACGCTTTAACGTCTTGCGTGATTCCTCGGACAGCTTTCTTGGATTATAATCGGCGAAGTGAATGGCAGAACGGTTAAGTTCTACCGATTCACTCTTTATGTATTTACTTAGTTCCATTATCGTATTCAAATAAAATTCTTTCACTCATTGGAAAAGCTTTGATAATCTTCCTCAAATCACTCGGATAATTCTTGCGAAGCCACAAGAAACAATAAAGATTGAACCCGATACCGCCAGATGCCTTATTTGAATACCGGACCGGCTCAGGAAGTACTTTCTGTCTCATGTAAGTAAGTACATCCCTTTGCGTCCAATCGGCCAAAGGATAAACCTTCCCTGCGTTCTCATAATCCGGATAGGTATTCAACATTAACCGGCGGTTCATACTATCAGCCTTCTTCATGCCAAAGAATACATAATCGATACCGAATTTTAACCGCATAGCTAAATCAACATCCGCCAGTTTTAAGAGTTTTATCTTCGGATTGGGTACGCAATACATACCGGATCGGAGAATATAAGTAAGATTCCAATGTGGCACCTGGATAAATTCAACTTTCGGGTATTTGGCTTTTACCCACTTGATATATCTTTCAATATGCTCTAATCCTTCAACAAAGTACATGAATACACATACAACTCGATCAAATTTAGGATAGATCAGATCCAGCAACACAAGGCTATCTTTACCCAGAGAACAAAAAACGATAGCCTCATTAGATTTTACTCTAACGAGGTCTATCGTCCTATATGTTCTCTCAAGCAAGGTCATCCCGAACTCATACCTAAGCCAGCACGCACATTTCTGTACTGCTGATTTCTGGTAATAAATCTACCACCCTGAGAAACTCTGTTTGTTCCTGGTACCGTCAAACCCCTACGGCCGCCTCTATAATTAGAGGTCGCAAAACCTGTTCTGTTAGTTCTTCTACCGACTCAGCAAAATTATTAATGGTTAAACATTGGACTTCTCTAATACTTTACCCAAGTCATAAACAACTTGGGCCAACACGTACTCAACACCATCGACTTCATAGGGGATTTCGTTGCCATCTTCGTCTGTGAGGATTTCGACGTTTGCGCCTTTCACCTCGACAATAGCAAACGGGCGTATGCCCTTATATTCGCCTGTAAGGAACTTGATCGCGTCGTATTCAACCGGTACAACTTCGGGTTCTTGATCTTCTGGCACTTCTTCAAAGTGCTTGTATTCTTTGTCGCCGACTTTATACCGGATATACTTTTGAGAAGTGTTAGGTCGGATCTCTCTGAACTCTTGTGTTTTCTTACCGGCTAAAATTTCATCGAAAAACTTCTGTTTAATCGAAAGTGTCAATACATTCATAATCGTGTCTATTTATTATTAAATAATCAGTTGCGGGACAGGGATTCGAACCCCGGACCTTCGCCAAGTCAAAGCGACAAGCTAACCACTGCTCTACCCCGCGATAGCACCACTAAGGTACTACCATAACCAAAGATACAGAAATATCTTCAATCGTTATTTATGACAATAGGGCTATTGTCGTAAACTAAGCCATTTATCCCGTTTTTCTCTGCACGCCTCTAAGGTAGGTGCACAACAAGCGAACAATTCGCCACTTTCAGTACGGTAGTCTGTTAACCTAAACAAAATATCGTTTACCTGCTTTAGCCATAATCATTCTTCTAAAAATTTATCACTAACAAACATTTCTTGCTGCTCTTTTGACAAAAGCTCAAACATCTCTTTCGCTAAATCTTTCCACTGTTGCCCCCATTGGCGTAAATTGTTGGTACGAGAGCGAAGTTCTTCTAAATAGTCTACCGATTCGTGCATACCATCAATGCCCCATTCGAGCGAACTTGCAAGTTCATTATCTTCTGCTTGCCTTAATTCTGCTTTAACATCTTTGTACGCAATAGATATATCGGATATACATTTGTCTATATACGGGCAATTCTCTTCGGGTTGTTGGTCTATACCGAACAATTCTTCAGAAGTTTTTGCGCCTTTGGCTTTATATTCAAGAATTACACTATTCATAATCAATCTTTAATTGCAATTTGAACATTATACCCAAAGTGTGCAGCGTACCGGCACAACCTATTCATAATAGTCAATAAGCGTTCTATTTTAGAAGCATCAAACTGAACTTGCACCATTTCTTCGCCATCTACGTAAAAAATCATTGTCTTCATGATTGTGTATATTGTGGTAGCCCGAAGGCTACCGGATTAATAATATAATTCAATTGGCTTTCGATCGTTCAAAGAAGAACCCTTCAACATACTATTCAAAGCATCACCTACCCTTGAATAGTAGCCGTACACCCTTTGAGGATCGCCGTTTTCAAAATTCTCATAAAGCATACAGGTATGATCCTTGTTTGCTTCAATCATTGAATAATCAAGCATTAACGTCCATTCGCCACGCTGATATACTTCAAAGTGAAAGCAGGTATCAGAAAACTCTGATATGTCATACATCTCATAACCTTGCGCAACTTTGTTAGCGTCATAAAATGCTTTGCATATATCTTTGAACTCTTTGAATGTCATATCTTTAAATGTTGTGCAGGGCTTTCGCCATGCTGGTTAAACTTATATATTCAAACAACAAACAGACATATCGCATTCTTCATCATATTCATAGCCAAACAACTTGCCATTAAAATATGTTTGTAAGCGCTTGAATGCGCTATCATCTTTGCTGTCCCATGCTATTGTTACCATGTTGATACGAGCGAATGTAATTTCAACACTAATGCCTGCTACCTTTGATAGATTTTCTTCAAGTACTTTCTTTGTTGCCATGATCGTATATCTTTCAATTGTTAGTACCTATTGCATTTCTAAAGAACTCACCAGCTTGTTCTACTGACATATTCAGATTCTTTTGAATCTTATTCATAACAGCATCAACATCGCTCTGTGTGTTAATCTCACCTTTGACGAACATTGTTAATATAGCGTCTGCAATTATTCTCTGTCTGATTGTCGCTGTTGTTGTCTTCATGATTGTATATGTTCTAATTGTTATTACTTTGTTTTCAAGCTATGCAAGTCCAATAGTCAACTATGTACTGGATAGCCTCGTCTTTGTAGTCTACATTGTAGAGCTTACAGGCTTCTGCCTCACTCATGACGGCTAACGCTGCCAGTTCGTTGTTCATGTTGTCGATGTTTGTCATAGCTGTATATACTTTATTATATTTTTTATACTGCAAATATATACTATAAGCATATATTATAGTATATGTTTAAGGTTAATAAAATATAATACAGTATATTTTTTCAAGTCTCATATATCCATACATTATATATATGGCTATTTTTGCATAAGAAACATCTAAATATTATAGTATATGGCTTTAAGGATAAAAGAGGTTTGCAAAGAGAAAGGTACTACTCTAACCGAACTTGCAGAGAAAATGGGGATTGCACAAGGCAACTTATCTAAAATGCTAAATGGAAATCCGACTCTTGAAACATTAGATAAAGTGGCTGAAGTTTTAGGAGTAAGCACAGGCGAACTTTTTGAGCACACCCTGGCCGATCCCAACACGATCACCTGCCCGAAGTGTGGAACGAGGTTTAAGATGGAGGAATAGAAGTATGAAAATATTATTCTCTATTTTGGAAAAATACTCACATGGTGAATTTGATTATAATAAGGGAGATAAGCTAAACGAGAAATCCAATAAAGTCCCTAATGAACATGGAGTGTATATCATTTTTAAAAACAAAACTACATTTGAAAATATTTTATATATTGGAGCTTCAGGTAAAATAAAGCAAAATGGCTCTTTTCCTAAGCAAGCATTAAGGGAAAGGATCAATAACAAACAAAATGGAAAAAAACGCCAACAATATTTTGAAGAAAGTATTGTTGGAGATATACATAAACTTGTAATTCAGTGGTTTCAAACAAAAGACACACAATTCATAGATCTGCCACTTTATGTTGAAGCCTGCTTAATCCAAGAATATTATCTAAAAAAAGGAAAACTTCCTCTTTGGAACAGGGAATTTTGAAGCCGGACTAACTCCAACTTCCTTCTATCTATATCAAACCTCATAAAAGATAAATAATAAATGAAAGATGAAGAATTAGATCAAATGTTAAATGAGTCAGATGAAATCATTCAACATATGAAACAACAAGAAGAGATCGGTTTACGTGATGTACTCAGGTATTTTGATCGAATCCACGATAAACTTTTCTCATTCAACAATATGCTAATAGCAGGATACTTTATCTTAATTGCCGCTCCGCAAACAAAAACAAGTCCATGGTGGATGCTTTTACCAATCTTCAATATGTTGATTTTAATCTATGTTGATTATGAAATGATGGAAAAAAGTAGATTTGAAAGTGCTATTATGAGTAAAACACCTGGAGAGATTGAAAAATACGGCAAAGAGATTAATAAAACAACTAATCGTTCGCTGTCAACAATCATATTTACTATCTTCGTGACTATAATTTTCATAATTCAATTACTGATATTCGTATAATTTAAAATCAGATACTATGGACACAACACTATTTCTATCAATCATAACAATAGCAGTTTCACTTACAAATTTCTTTTTCCTATTTTACATTGCTAAAAAGAAATCCTATGTTGAAGAAAAAGGAAAAAATCTTGCAACTAAAGAAGATATCGAAGATATTACTCAAAAAATAGAGTCCGTTAAGGAAAGCTATAATAAATCATTAGAAATTCATAAAATTGGACTTCAAATAGAATTTGAACAAGCCAGATATATGATAAGTCTATGTAATAAGATTGATGAACGATTAATTGAATTACTACTTATTTGTATCAAATCCATTGAACATGAAAATCTAAAAATAGATCCTTCTGATAAATTTTATATTAAAGGGGTAGCTGAATTAGGTGAATTTTTAAAATCTTATAGACACCGATATGGACATATTAAATATGCACAATTAATTATAGAACAATATGAAATTCTATTTGGACTATACCAATTAGAAAATGAAGGATCAATATATACAATTCAATATAAAAACGCTGTCATAGTATTAGAAGATAATATTAACAATTTTTTATCCTTATTTCTTCCTCGATTAGACATTGAAGATAAGCCGGCCTAATCCCCCGGCTTTACCCTTTTCATCATCTCCCCATATATCCAATCCACATCCTGACGGAAATACTTATACAACTGATAAGAGAATACCAGATTATTACGGTTATCTGATATGGCCGTCTGCGCGCTAACGCCTAAGACCTCCGCTAATTTATTCCGAAGGCCGTTCTTCATCTTCCCGCCGGCGAGAGTGCTTGGAGAGTACAAAAACAGGATGATAAAGATGAATTTCTTTCTTTGGGTAACATTCCCTACCCTAAACGTTTCCTTTTGAGATATGATCTCCTGGAACCACGTATATAACGTCCCTATCATATCAAGGTCGGTCAATGTAGGCTCTGTTAGTTCTTTCTCTCTTTCTGACAACTTGGATTTCTGTTCCCTGATAGATTTTATTTCTGCTATTTCTGAAAACATGGCACGATTATTTTAAAGTAAATAGTATATTTGCACTATTCAAAATCGTGTTAAGAGGTAACGTTACTGGTGGTTCGGGGCGTTGCCTCTCGTGTTTTAGAATGGTAGATCATCTTTTGGCGGCTCAGGTTGATAGGGTTCCGGCTGTGGACTGGCTTCTTGCTGGGCAGGTCTACTTCCTAATAGCTCCAGCTTATCAACAAATATTTCTGTCACATACCGCTTCGATCCTGTCTTATCCTCATACTGCCGGGTCTTGATCTTTCCCTCAATATAGATTTGAGATCCTTTCTTGACAAACTTCTCCACGACCTCGGCAAGTCCTTTCCAAAAGACAAGGCTATGCCATTCCGTGCGATCTGGAACCTGGGTGCCGTTTTGAAGGGTGTAACCTTTCTCTGTAGTGGCAAGTGAAATGTTAGCAACCTTTGTTCCGGCTACTTCTTTCACTTCAGGATCTTTGCCGGTATGACCGAGAAGGATTACTTTATTTACGCTCATGATTATGCTATTTGATTATATTTTTCTGCTATTTTCCCGAATCTTTCCGGATCGATCAACTTTGTAACGAATACATTGAAAGCCTCTGTTGCTCTTTGGGAGTTATCTGAAGTCTCACTTTTACCCGATATGGAAGCTGCCAGTTCTGCTGTGTATCTTTCTGTAACAGGTAATAGAAGATAGTCCATTTTATCCGAGTGTATTCCAAATATCTCATAAGCATCTTCCCGGTAGAACTTAACCAATACCCTGCTACTTTGGCAAAAGATATTGATTAGCATTGAAAGGCTGGCAATTCTGTTATCGACTCCAGAAATATTATGATCAAGCATGATCTGGCTGATTGAGTATTTTAGAATGTCTATGTCTTTCATGAAACAGTCTTCCATATCCTGCAAGACAGAAGCAAATATTTCAGGATAGACATTGACGTGTGAACGCATATCCAAGTTGTACTTTGCTATTTCATACTCCGCCTTTTGGAAATCCCGTTTAGCGGAGAATCTGAATAATCCTGCTGTTTTAAGTTCTTCTTTTAGCATCAGGATATGGTTATACACCTGGTCATTAATAAATAACCCGGAGTATTGTAAGGTATGTTCCTTTGTTACTCCGGGCAGAGGGTTGATATGTTCTTTTTTGTAGTCGGCTATCGCTTGAACGTAGCCGCAGTAATTAATGTTCATGATGGTTTTTTAGTTTTATGTTTTATAGTCTGAAAAGCAAAAGAGTTTACAAAGGCCGGGTAGTTGTAGCTGCTCGGCCTTGCCGTTCTATTTCGTGGGGTCACGAAAAAGGTTCATGTATTTCGTGAATTGAGCCTAATCGTCGTCAAAATCTTCACTATGCAAATTATATCCGGCTAATATGGCTTTCTTCAATTCTTCCCGCAGATCGCAGTCTCCGGATCCGGAAGAGATCATCCGATCGGCTATTTCATAGGCCCGTTCCTCCAGCGATTTTTCACCAACTTTCGAGTACTGAATAGCCATACGAGTATTGTATTGCTCACCTTTGTGATCAATGGTCTGGCTAATACTCATTTCACCGGCATTTATGTTTATGGCCTCTTGCGACCACCTTAGTATCATGAATTGAGTTAGTTTCAATAGATACTCCCCACCTTCGTTTACAATGTTCTCTAAGAATTTGCAAACTACTTGATTTTCTTCTTTTGTAAGTTTCATGATTTTTTAGATGTTAATTATTAAGCCGCCTGCATTTGCTCGCCTTATAAATGAGGTGAGCAAAACGTTCAGACCTTATTGTATGTTGAATACACCATCAATGTATTTATCTACGATACGATTGTTAGAAATATCGTATTTTTCACTCCAGTTAGACTTATTGTAATATTCTAATATTTCAGATGAAGTCCTCTTTATGCTCTTAATATGAGCGTATTCATTCAACTTATTTATGTACTTATCTGGAATTATTTGCAAACAATAGTGTTTGCCAGTATTATCAATAATAGGCTTATCATCCTGTATGATAAAGTAATAATCAATTCCATACCTTTCAAGCCAGTAAGCAATCCTGTAAGCAAGATAGCAACACCCACCGGAGTTAATTTCGTAACTCCGGTTGACCGGCAGCAAACCGACTGATATCTTCCAAGCATCTCGCTATTAATTCGAGTTGCCTTCTGTTTACTGTGATTTGATAAAGATTGTTCTGTTCCATTTTTTATTTTTGATTGATTTTTAGAATAGTAGTAGGCCTTATTTTATTTTTTCGCCCAATTTTAAAATAAAGACTTCGTGATTTGGTGCTCCCCAGGCGGGATTACCTTTGCCGATAGAGATGCTATTGAGTTTAAATAGCATGGTGCGCTTAGTGTAGCCGTAGCGGAAGCGGACGTGAGTATATTCCTCTTGATGGAATCCATCACCGCGAGTAACACACGAGATGCAGTTTGCTTTCTTGCACCAAAAGCCTGTTTTATCATGACTATTGTGGCCTTTACACTTCGCAAGTCGCTTAATCCAGTAATCTGTTATCTTCCGGTATTCTTCAGGCTTCTCGCCGCTCTCGATCATGAGATACCAAACAGCCTTTAGAGGTAAGTCAAGTATTCTCATAACCCAAGCTCTCCCTGTTTGTTCTTACCTAAGAGAACAGAGTTTACACGGCTGATCTCATCGTCTATTAACTTCTCCTGCCTCTTTGATGCCTGAAGCGTGATCGACGACCTGGTTCTGAAATACTCTTTTTGAAGCTGGCGCAATTTAACAACAGCTTCAAAGAATTGCTTAGGTTTCATTGCATTCTCCTTTCTTCACTAAAAACTCACACTTCTTTCCCGGCTTCTCGTCCGGTTCTGTCTTCTTGGATTCTGCCTCGGTCGTGTACAACTGGCAGTCGTGCCGATCCGGACAGGTGTTGCCATAGCATTTTATTTGATGTTTCATGATTTAATGGAATAATGTTTTTTCTATTTCGTAATTGTAAACCAATATCTCGGTTCGTTTCTCTACTCTCTGCCCACGACCAGGATGATTAACCTTGAGGTCTAACTCTACAGTTCGGAAATTCCAACCAAATTTCAAGATGAAGTAACGGAGTGTCTGACACCAGTAGTTTGATAAGATAAATTTTCCTTTGATAGTAGAAAGCTGCTGGAGGAGATTAAACAGGTCAGTATGAGTATATCCGGAATAATGTTGCTGTACGCATCCCGGATAGGGTGGATCAAGATAGAAAAAGGTGTTTTCTGAATCTCTTTCCTTGATTACACGCAAAGCGTCCCTGCAGGAAATCTGCACCTGGTCCAACCGATCACGTAACTGTTCTCCAAACTCAATCCGTTTGTTCTTTATAAATACTCCTGAATGCGATCCAGAAGTACCATTACACCATTTCCAACCACCGTGCATTGAACCGGCAAAGGATCCGTTCGTTATCATCCAGACCGCCCATGCTTTTTCTATGTTGGATGCTTCACACCGGCCGTTCCAAACATCCTTTGCGTAGTAGTACATCTTTTCGCAATGCAAAGTAGATTGTATCTTTTCTTGCAGTTCAGGAAAACTGTTTTGCGCTGCCAGGTAGAAATTTATCAACATATTGTTGTGATCGTTGATCACTTCTATTCCAGCTTTTGGTTTCCGGAAGAAAACAGCCCCGCCGCCGAAGAATGGCTCACAATACAACTTATGCGCTGGCATCATAGAAATAATGGTATCGGCCATTCGTTGCTTGCCACCGTAATATGTAATCGGAGTTCTCATACAAACAACCTTTTCTGCACTTCGCTTAATAACTTATTCGCATCAGCAAAGAAGTTTTTCTTTATCTCAAATCCATAAGTCCTACGGTCGCATTGATCGGAGGCAAGCAGGGTACTACCACTTCCAGCACACGGATCGATAACAACATCGCCTTTGTCCGTAAATATTTCTATCAATCTACGAAGAAGCGGTACAGGCTTTTGTGTGGGATGAATTTTCGGGGTTTCGTTATCTCTTACCCAGTCTATACAATTAAATATCATCCTTCCATCATTATTGAACTTGGGAAGCTTATTACGATATAGCAAAAGGCCATATTCGCAATTCATGACAACCTTCATGTTTGCTTTCAGTACTTGGGCTGAATAATCTTTACGAAATACAAGCGGGATATAATTGTTTAGCCCGTAACGCTTTCCAAGTTCAATATACCGGAACTGATCTTCAAACTCACAGAATAGTATCATACATGGGGCTTTGCCTTTTTCTTTTGGTTCCTTTATAAGCATCTGGGAACAGAAGTGCATAAATTCCGCAGGCCGAAAGTCCTTATCTGTATCAAAAAATTCTTTCCCAGCTTTATTGCTCTCGCCATTCTTATTATCGCCATCAACATACCAAGAAGGATTAGAGGCATATGCTTTATTTCCTAAATTGTATGGAACATCTGCAATAATTAGCTGGGCTTTAGGAATTCCATAAACTTTATAATTCTGGAAATGGTCGTTGAATAATTCTATATTTTTCATGCTGCAATTGATTTTAATTCAATTAATTTTCTCGCCAAAGCCTCACATAACGCTTTAGCCATACCTACCTCGACCGCGTTCCCGATATATTTCTTTTGCTCGGCTTGCGTGCCGATCAATCTGTAGTTCTCCGGGAATCCCATGATGCGTTTCAACTCTGGAATCTTCAACATCCTCATTAGGATATCCACTATCTGATACATGGCCATGAACTCCTTTATCTTTTTCACAATAGGGATATCATCCTCGTATATCTCGATAATGATATTGCCATCAGAGTCTATCTTGACAAATGGTGGCAAGTTTTCCGAAATACTGGATGCGTTCACCAAATAAGGAGGCATCTTATCCATTCGTGCTATCAGGGTGAAACAAGGCTTATCCACCGATCCACCAGCAGAGGCAAACTGTGGGTTCATCAGATAATGCCATTCTCGGTTAGCCGTTATTACCGGAGCCGGCTCATTGACTCCACTACCGACATTACTGAAATTGGTATTCATTACCCACGGACAACTTACCAAGTTATATTTAGGATTAGCCGTTATCGCTCCGAGAGGGCGATCCGTTCCGGCCGGCTTACTTTGTCCGAATTGCTGATCCATAAACTGGCATGAGATTAGCCGTTGTTTCGGGTTCGCTAATATGGCCGGAGCAGGATGATAGATATCCGAATGCTGGCCACCACCGGAATAATAGTTCATAATGAACGGGGTTACAAGCGATAACCGATCCTTCGTCAGTAATGTCGGGCACGGAGCCTGTATATCTTTGGCTGTATCATTAAAACTGTACGAACAAAGAAATTTAGGTGATACATAATTGAATCTGTCCTTTGTCGGCACTGTTGGACATGGGCTATCAACTTTACTCACATTATCACCGTTACCGTAGTAGGCAGTGAGGAACTTTGTACTTACCAGAGAGTGATTGTCCTTGCATTTGATTGTATGTGCCGGACCCGTGATTGGGATATTTTTACTATCCGGATGACCACTGAAGTACTTTGAGAGGAATTGCGTTTGAACAACACCTAACCTTCCCTGGCAGCTAACCACTGGACAAGGCTCATCCATGCTTGGTGGAATGTGTTTGCCTGTTTTCCCGTTAATAGAATTGTATTTTAGCATCCATTTATCCTTGCCTCCTGCTACGTGACGGATAAGACCGGCATAAACCCTCTCAAACGTCTTGGGTGAAAGAGGTTTCTTTCTCATGAAAATACTTGTGCCTTCGTCTTCCAGATCCAGAACATCCTTAACTGGCTTCCATTTCTGCAACTCGCCGAATAGGGTTGTAGCCCCTTCCTTGCAATGAGTCGGCTCCGGCCAGACGATCGGCATATTCTTTTTAGCGAACTGACCGAAGAACCTTTTCCTGGAAGTGTACGCCCCGAAGTCGGCAGCGTTCAATATCCGATGGTCAAACCGATATCCATACTTCTTGACCGCGTTCACCCAGCGGAGATATAAGCGCCCTCGATCTTTTGACACCGGTTTGCCATTTTCATCCAGATCGCCCCAGCACATGAACTCTTCGACGTTCTCTATTTGGATCAGATCAGGATTGATGGCGTCAATGTACCGGAAGAGATGTTCCGCCAGCGTTCTACTGTCGGCATCACGCGCTTGGCCACCTTTTGCCTTACTGAAATTGGTACATTCCAAACTGGCCCAAAGGACGATCTTTGCATTCGGGTTTCGGAACCGGATCTTTTTAACCAAGTTCACGATAGGAGACAAATCTAACGTTCGCATATCCTCTGTGAAATGTAGTGCGTACGGATGATTTGCCATGTGGCTGGCTATTGCGTTTTTGTCATGGTTTACGCAAGCGATCACTTTTGCAACCGAATGGTTATTGATCCTTGCAAGTTCTACACCGGTGGATGTTCCGCCTGCTCCACAAAACAGATCAACATAGTAAATATCTACATCATCAGATTTGCGCAATTCCGTTAAGTGCTGCAGGAGGACAATCGTTTTAAACAATGCTTCTGCGTGTGTCATTTCCCCTCCTTTCTGCAAGTACACCTCTTGCATCTTTGGTAAATACTTACCCGGTCTTTCTCAGATCGAAATAAAAAGGGACATCCGAATGACTTATCGAGTGCCCCGTAATAACCGCAATTGTCCGGTTTTCTGAATGTCTTTTGAAATATCAGGTTGGGAAGTTTTAGGGCTTCCTCGGCCTGGTCTTTGGATAGAAGATGATAAAACATATTATTTTGTTGTTTCTTTTCGTTTCTTGTACTCTAAAAATTCGGCATAAGTTATGCCAGTAGTATTCTTTGCTTCAACACTTGGCTTAAACGCATCAGCAGCTTTTATAGCTTCATTTTGTGCCTGCGTATCCCTGTGAATATCATATTTTGCCAGCCAATTCATAATAACCTCCCCATCTATACGACCAAAGACTTGTCCGAAATAACCTTTCTTGGCCATTTTGAAAAAGAGCTTGAAATCTTCTGGTTTATAATGTGGATATTCTTCACGAACAAGGTCTATAGTGTCTTTTATCTGAAAAGGGTCCATTGTCCCATTCGTTGAATAAAAGTTCACAAACTGCTCAAACCATGTGTACATCAAAGAATTTATAAAAATGTCGTCATAATTCTTCCACAGTTCGGATATTGAAGGAGAAACCGCATTGAATACGTCAATCGCCGTCTTTGGATTTATACTGTTCCAGTACGGCTCTGGCGAATTGGCCCACAGTTTCACGGCTTGCGGCTTTGTTTCCGGCAGACTTGGCAGAAGGTCCAAATCCGGCCTTTGGTATCGTACTACTTGATTTTCCATTGAATTTCTCATTATTAGCCCATGTTGCAAGTCTTTTGGCGACTTCCCATGTTTTATTCGTTTCAAATCTCATCTTAGTTTCTGACTTATTCAGTTCAGACCAGTAATCAAAGAAAGCTCGGATCATTTCCTTTCCGTATCGCTCCATATACGGGACAAGGGATTGCCCAAAATCATTTCTCCGTTTGAGCGTAGCGGCTTTAGCCGCGGCAAGTTTCTTAGCTTGCTCGGCTTTCTTTGCCTCTACGTTAGTAGAGGTTTCTTTAGATAAAGAGTTATTATATTCTTCTTCTTTCTTTAAGGTTGTGTCACCTGTGTGTCGAGGTTGTGTCGCTAACTGTGTCGTTAGCTGTGTCACTAATTCAGTTAACCTTTTGATTTCTTGATTTATACCTGTGTCATTTACTGTGTCATTTGCTGTGCCAGAACTGTTATATTCATTGTATTTACAAAGAGATATAACATTCATACCCTGACTATTGTCAGTAGTAATCATTTTTTCCTTTATCAATTTAGAAAGAAATGTTCTGACGGCTCTTTCACTCCACGACCATTTTTTTGAAAGGAAGCGTATAGATGCAGGATATTGACCTCTGCCGTATGTTATTTCCCTACCTCCGATACATTCAGTCGTGTCGGTTGCCTCAAATCGTGCCGATTGGATTAAATCAAGCCACGCTTCGCACTCCGAAAATGTCCGGGCTGCTTCCCAAATCTTATTAGAGAAAAACTTACGTGAGAGCATTATGAATCCTTTCTCCATATCACTCTTTTATATAAATCGCATTTGAATTGACTGTCTTAGTAACTCCTATCTTTCCGGAAGAAAAAAGCTCATTAAGTTCTTTTCTTGCCTCTGAATGGATCGCATTCATCAACTCCACCTCCGGCACATGATCCGGCGTTATCTTTTCTAACCGTCTCTTTTCTTGAAGACGATTGATTATACTTAGTATGTCCATATCAAAAATATACGTTAGTTAATTGTCTACCATTAGAAGTCACTTGCCACAGTCCCCGACCTGTTGGATCTACCAGCTTTAGGTCTTTCACTTCTCCAAATTGTTCGATATTACCACATAGGTCAACGATCCAACCCGATTCTTTAGATGGGTGCGGACGGATTGCCCGGCCGACTATCTGGTACCACATCGCCAATGACATCGTAGGACGTGCCATTACAATCGTATCAAGTTCTGGATAATCGAAACCGGTCGTGAGTACCCCAACATTAGCGACAACTGGTATCCGGCCAGACTTGAAAGCCTCAAGTATTTGTTCTCGTTCTTTCTTTGGAGTTTCGCCCGAAACGATAGCACAGCCAGGAATTGACCAAGTCAACTTCTCTGCCTCTTTCAAAAACCGAGTAAAAACAAGAATGCCTTTCCGCTTACCGCCTTGTTTAGGATTAAGTAGTCGTTGGACAATATGGACAACATAACTGTAGAAGTCTATTCGCTCATACTCTCTTTGTACTGATTTATCGGTATAGTCGGCACCGGTAGTATTTACTTTCAAATTAAGCTCGTTCCATCCTACCGGATTCATCGAATAGTAATTTAGCTTTGCCAGATATCCCATATCCAAAAGAGTAGAAACCTGTACATGATAGATTACCTCTTTGAATATAGCCGGTCGAGTGCGGGTTAAAAACTTCAACATAGAGCCAAACCTTTTTGAAGAACTTAACCGGTAAGGTGTTGCTGTCAAACCAAGAACCTTGCACTTCACATCATCAAAGAAATCCTTGTACATTCCTTCTTTAGGATTGACAAGGTGGCATTCGTCAACGATTATGTTCTTGAAGTGGGTAAACAGTTCCGGATGCCCCTTTACACTACCAATGGTAGCGAATGTTATCCGGTTTATCTCTTTTGAGTTGAAAGAGGCTGAATAGATACTACAATCCAGAATCCCATAAGAACACAACTTCTTGAAATTCTGCTCAAGTATCTCTTTGCTGGGTTGAAAAACCAATGTATGGCCGTCTAACCGACTTGCAATGTCAGCAATAACCAAAGACTTTCCGGAGCCAGTAGGTAACACCATGATAGCGTTCTTAACCGTTTTAGACTTGAAATAGGTAACGGCGGCATCAGAGGCTTTCTGTTGGTAATCACGAAGCGTAAAACTCATACACCTTTCTCCTTTCGTAATTTCTTATTAAGTACCTTGTAATACTTGATTAACTGCTCGTACTCGAAATCAGAAAACTTTCGACTGATACCCTGTTTCGCTTCAAGCAAGATTACTCTCTGTTCACCATACTTGGCAATCAAGCCTTTTCGATAGTTCTGAATGTTACCCTCCATGAAGCGGTTACAGTGCCGACATTGAGCGTTGCAGTTCATTTCATCGAAACGGGTACTCATGTGCTGTCGATTTATGTAATGCCCGTTATCTGCCTGCTCAAACGGTTTAAGCTGCCCACAGGAGATACATTTAAAATAACCGTTCGGCATACAATCACGAAGCCGGATGAACAAGGAAAACTCTTTATCAAGTTTCGCTTTCAAATCCGGCTTCTTCTTAACTGTCACCCCTGCTTTATCAAATAAGGGTAAAGGCTTGTCTTTCTTCTTAGCCTTTCGTTTTATGTAATACATAGTCAGTCATAATTATAGTTATCAAAATCATCCGACTCATAATCCGGCATATCATTACCAAAATCCATTATCATCCCCTCCTCTCTTTTGATTTATCAAGCATAGCCCAATCCACGTTAGAGCCATAATACCAAGAATGGCAGCGACTATTAATAAAGCCTCTGACCAACTATTTAAAGATTCTATATTCATGGTGATAAAATTTTGTTCAATAGGAAGCCCCGGAGCGGATTCCCCGGGGCACAAACATCATTGCCAACGTACCGATGGCTGCGTACCGATAAATTCGCTCTGCAGAGCTAAAGCCACTTTCGCATTACTTCGCTTGGGTTTGTGGACGGTGCCGGAGTCGAACCAGCCTCAATCATGTTAATTGGATGCACACCACTAAGCACTAACCGATATGCTAACCGCCCGTGTGCCGTCTTTCCGGCTGTCATCGGTGTTGCACCCGAACCACTCGTTCACCCATGAGCTTACGCTGGGGTATGCTTTTGCATACGTTTCTGTCTTTCCAGAATGCCAACATCATGAACCGCCATGTCGTCACCGTCACCTGCCGCATGATTTTGCGGATATCCACCTCGATAAATACTCTCTGGGACTCATTTCGGATTTACCCATACCCTTTTTATCTACTACTCTATCGGCTTTCCTATCTTCGGACAGACCCGACACCCATCTTCGATTCGGATAGAGTGGTGCGTTCATTGATACAAGACTGTGGATAGGCGGGGATTCCAACCCCAATGCGCCTATTTGCGCTGGCTCTATGTCTACCTATCCGTTTACCCGTCACATCTTCACAGACTGGACGAGTATTGAATAATTACAAACGTATTTTCCTATCAGTTCCTACCTGCGTACCACATCGGTGGCATACCCGCTTCGGCTTAATAGGAACGATTACAAAAACTACTCTACATGAAATGAGTGCCCGGATACCGAACCAACGGACACCGGGCTCAATTTAGTTTTTACCAGAATAAGCCATAGAAAATTCACGGGGAATAAACCGACCGATAGAAATTGGTTTAGCGACTTCAATCATCGTGTGAATTTCTTTCCTCTCGAAAGGATTACCCTTTTCTTTGGCTTCTTGCTCGTGTTCATCCTGCTTCTTTTTCAGATAAGAAGTTATCAACATCATTGCTCGGTCAACATTATAAGTGTGGACAACAAATGTCGCTGAACGTTCATCCTCGTCAAATAGAATTTTTGTTTCTATCTGGTAAAACTTCCGATCACTATTCTTTGGTTCTTCCTCTTCATCAACGTCCGGCTTGTCATCAGGATCATTATCGGGAAAATCCAAAGGCAAGGTATCGATCTTCTTTTCTTTTAATGTGTCAGTAAGGATTACACAGGAATCAAACTCTTTAACCATGTTAATAATGAAGCCTGCCGTAAAGTTCAGTTCAATATAATCCTTTAAGAGAAGAAGTGCAGAATCTACACTGGTTGCATAAAACAGGAATTTACACTTTTTGCTGTCAATAGTAGCCTGAGCAATATAAGGCTGTAAGTAGTCATTTACCAACTCAACAGCCAAACGTTTTTGATTACTTACCTCTATATCCTTTGTTATATCACCAGACTCATAACAGAATCGAATTTGAGCAAGAACATCTTGGTCTATCAATGTTCCTCTCTGGAATAGTAATTCATTACGTTCAATAGACACAACTTCACTTGTATCTTCATCAATAAAGTCCTCTGTCCATGTTTTTAGGACCCGTTGAGCAAGGTATTTATTGAGCATCTTTTTGGGATCAGATGTAAAATACCTTATTTCGTTATTCTTTGTCTCTATCATGCTATACCGGTTTAATAGATTCCTCACTATGAATAATCATTCCCTTCTTAGAGACTTCTCCCTTAGCGGTTATAGGGAACGTTTTCAAACATCCCCAATCAGCAGACATTTCTACGCCTACACACTCTTTGTCTTTAAAATAAAAATGCTGGCCTTCTTTGAGATTATGTGTCTCGTAAAAATCAGCGATCATTTCTTCTCCTACCTGCTGTCGCAGATCCCGAATCTCCTGTTGTTTTTGGGAGATCAGAGCTTTCATTTGTTCGATTTTCTCTTTTCGTGTCATATAAATTCTTGATTGCGTTGAATTTCTTGTTGTATATGGATTAAGAATTGATTCTCATTCGGCGCAGGTAAATAAATACCGGCTTGGGCTGATGAATAATTCCTAAACCTCTCTATCGCAGTTGTCATTTCGCCTGTAGTAAGATCGGAACTGCTTCTCATATAGGTGATCTCATACCCTTTTTTGTTTACTTTCTTTCGCTCGAACAGATCACGGTTACAAGTCTTTTTGAAGTAATCCAGTTTAACTTCTTCGAGGCTGTACCCTGTTTCACAGGCGAACCAACTAAGGATCAAATGCAAATATGCGTTTTGGCTTAAAGAGCGATTGGGAAGCCTTTTCTTGACCTCGACAACCGCTCTTTCTTTGAATAGCTTATTTACATACTCTTTATACTTGTCAACTTCGTAAGGATTATTCAAGTTGAAAATCATTCTAACCCAAAGATTTTAGTATCTGTTATAAGCTCTCTGTTTTCTTCTAAGAACCTGATAAAATCCTCACAATGATTAGTAAGAATAGGTATATCACGCTCTGGATTGAACACATAGGTTTCCGTATAGGTATCTACCACATAACCGCCTTTGTTGAACTCCACGATATTATACTCGAACGTCCGTACATCCGAACCGTTCTGCATAAGAGCGTATGGATAAACAAGATGCTGGTGGTGATCCTTAAACTTTCCAACCGTATAACTTCCGGTCGTTTTGATGTCGTGAACAGTGGTAGGCATCAGTTCATCAATCAGACCATAGACCAAAACATTACCGTATGCAGTTGGCAGGATTGCTTCTACTCTAATCTGCGTCAACGCACCTTTGAAATAATCTGCGAACTCGCAACAGAGAGAGACAGGAAAGGAGAAAGTACGATTGTTATAAATCGCTCGATACCAAACTGCATTTTTATCATCTGCCACACGTTCAACTTCTACATCCTTCGGCTTCCGATGTTCGATTAAAGCGTCTACAAGCTCATTGAAACAAGTGCCACGATCTGCTTTCTCGCTGTCGAAAGGTTTACGATTAATGCGGTCGATGAGTTCTTGAAACTGCAACTCGTGAAACTGTTCGGCTGTGTGGGGTGGGTTTTCAGACCACCCCCAGTATTTTTCCCAAACCACATCACTATTCAAATACCCCCAAAAGGAATCAAGAATAGTGGCGTAGAATTTATATTTAGGCTGCTGCATCACTGTACATTTTAGTATTCTTGTCAAAGACCAATCCAAGTTCTTTAGCCTTAGCCGCCAACATCATAGACGCTTTCATTTTTGAACTTCCAACATGGTTGAAATCGTCAATATGCGCAATGAAGTCATTCGCTGATGCTGCATCCCCAACCAATTCCAAACACCCTGTTATGTCTGATAAAACCTTGTTATATGCTTCTTGTTCTGCCTTTTTAGCTTGCAGCATACCAAGATAAGGGGCAATAATCCGAGTAGCGATAAAATCGTTCTTCGCTGTGGGTTTCCCTTGTGCATCTATAATAGTAGGAACCTCCATAACAGATGGCAAGTTACAGGTGTTCTTTCCGTCATTTCTATTTGTCGGATCGAATGTGATCGTTCTTTTTACCCGGCCATTCTCATTACGCATTTCCATATACCCTAACAAATCCAATTCCGTAACGATCGAATTGTAAGATTTTTCTCTTAATGCAGGAACAAAAACCGTATCATCCCCCTCTTTTCGTGTATCCCTGTGAGCGACAAAAATGACGTTTTTATTCAAATCCGACAGACAGCGAACGAACCATGAAAATTCTTGATTGATACCACCCCAATCCCTGATTTGAGGCTGTCGGGTTCCACATTTGTAAGAAATAATGAAATCCATCATCTTACCGATAGTATCTACCACAATAGATTGATAAGCCGATAAATTTTCTTTCATAAGTTCCTTCATGTCGTTCCACGAGGTTACTTGTACAATATCTACGCCTTGTAAATTTGAATCATTTACCCGCTTAACCCCATTATCGAAGTCAAGCAATAATGGCATTGGAGCACTCAAAGCAACTGTCGTTTTCCCAAAACCGGCCTGTCCATAAAGCATTATCTTTACGTTTGTCGGGATACTTAATTCTGTACTCTTCTTAATTAGTGACATAATCGTGTTATTTTAATGTTAATACTAAATATTGTCAGCCTCCGGGAGTCGAACCCGGCCCAGTCTCGCTTGACAAGGAGAAAACATTCAGGCTGCCCCGGTCAACCCGGTTAAGCAACTTATTAATAAACAGCCTTCACAGGTTAGTTAAATTCATTCTCTTTCAACCATGATTCAAAGTCATCACGATTGATAATTACGTTTCGTCCTTTCTTGACACAACGAAGAGAACCATCACGAAGCGCATTAGCAACTTTCCGGCGGGAACCGGCTTCACGTTCTGCCTCTGATCGGTTCATTGTAGGTTTAAGTACACCTATTGTTCTAAGAGTAGTTCGAACTGTTTCAGTGATAAGCCTTTTTGATTTACTCTCTGCGTATTGTTCTGCAATGTCCAATACCTCTAAAGGGGAGTACATTCTATTTTCAAGTGTCATACTGCTAATGGCATATTGCGCCCTCTCGCTCTTACACGGATACGGGCGATAAGTTCCACATTGGCGTTGGAACGGGTTCGGATTCTTTGCCGTCTCATGTCAAAATGACTATCTAAACAAAGGATTATCAAAAGAACACAAGCAACTGCTGATCTCATGGCTGGTGTAAAATCCAGTGTCAACCTGATGCCGGATAACCTTTCAGCCAATTTTAGTGCTAATTCCCTCCCATTCCGAACGCCCAAAATCAAAAATGCCGTCTGAAGCTGGTTATTTATCGTGCTTACTGCACGATGCTTCAATACGGCAATCTCCTTTTTCTCATACCCGGCAGCGTACATCTGTGCTGTGATGTCACATTCAGGTGTTAGTTCGGTGAAAACTTCCATAATCGTGTGTGTTGATTGGTTAAGTCTTCTCTATATTATTAATGATATAAAGAAACCCCACCCTGCTGTTTTTCGAAACAGAATACGGCGGTTTCCCTTCTTTGGTTTTCACCCCATCTTTACGAAGATCATTATTAATACGAAAAGCCTCAGAGCGAAAGCCCATCACATCCGACACTTCAGACAACGGGATCGCTTTAGGCTTACCCGGTTTTACTTTCAAAATTGTTTCTCTGATTGTTGCCATAAATTGTAATTTTAAATTGATTGTGGAGAAGCCCCGACTCGAACGGAGATTCACGTCTGAACTTATTTGCATTTTTGATTAGAAGGATTCGAACCTTCACCTTTTCGCGACTTTGTGCAACCATTACACCGTAACCATTTCTGCAAATAAAGCGTCTACCAATTCCGCCACTTCTCCATTTGCCGGGACTTTCACCCGGCTTATTTCACAACCTTACTGCTACCGGTTATATGATTCACTGCTGTACACACAGTGCATAGCCATTGATAGCGCCGAGGACTACCGCTTTAGTAAGGTCATAATATTTTACCACTTCTTTTCTTTATAGGTCACTATCGTAAAGATCACCGCCATCACACAATAAAATGCGTGAAACGGATTGAAGAACGTTCCTATAAAACATACCACGGCAAACAAAGCCGTTATAATACAGATTGCAGCCTGGATAGGTGAAACAAACTGTATAGAACCAATTTTCTTTTTCATAAGCGTTAGAATTAATTTGTGCCCGCCATACCTTCTACGGATTGTTTCCGGTATCGAGACCGGACGGGCTATTTTATAAAGCAGTATTCGATAGATCGTTTAACACCGATCCGGGACAAGTCTACCGGACATCACGAACACGACGTTATACCCAATACTGCCAACCTTATTACCTTCATTAATAAGTTAGTTTATTATCCTTTCGTTTCAACCCCATTTCTGCGGGTACTAAGGTGTAAGTACGAGAAAGAACTAACAGAAGTGACCGGGTGAGATATTCTCTACGCCCACCCGACCGGGCTTTAGTAAGCCGTTATAAAGTTTTCTACTTTGAATGATCTGAAACCGTTTGCATCGACATCGAAGTAGCGGATAGTTTTATAGTTTTCTGATCCAGTGCCTTTGATAAGGTTCTGGACGTCTTTAAGCGTGCCTTTTGCTTTGCGAAGTGAACCGTCTGCCTTTTCGTAAGCGAACGTTACAATACCTTTGTGCATTTGTCTTGTCAACCGGTATAAAGCCCAAGCGCGAGAAAGACATACTGCGAACGCTTTACCTGTTGCTGCCATTAGTTCGTAGGCCATGCAAAATACTTTGTGTCTGAAATTTGAAGTTTTCATAATCGTGTGTGTTTATGTGATAATTCTATGCTATATATTGCCAATATTCGATTATGTACTGTCTGGCTTCTTCTTTGAAGTCTACATTGTACTCTTTGCAAGCCTCTTCTTCTGTCATTGCATCAAAGCGGGCTAATTCTTCGTTCATGTAATCTTCGTTTGTCATAACCGTGAATTTTAATGTGTTTGTATTATTGTATCATCAATTGAGTTTGCTAACTTTGCCTGTGATAGCGTTATCAATTATTTGATGATGCAAATATACTATAGAATTATAAAGTATCAAACAATTTACTTTATTAATTTAAAGCATAAACATTATTTAACCTTAGCGCGATTTCGCGTACATTATATTGAGTTATGAAGAAAGAGAGTTGGGCGTTATTATTAAGTTCTGTAGCTGTACTTATTAGTTTAGTTGCAATATGTGTAGCTTGTCCGCATAAAGCAGAATTGGGATTTGATTACCAAGGAGTGATAGTAGGAATATTATCATTGTTAGTTACCGTATTAATAGGATGGCAAATATATAATGCACTGGAAATCAAAAAGGAAATCAAAAAGGAAATAGACAGTAGTCTGTCTCAATTTGAAAAGCGTTCACTTGGTGCAATTATAAACTCTCAATACACTTATATCCTTAGAGATGCTTATATAGCAAAAACAATAAATGATTACAACAGATACATCCTTGATTTGGCCAACGGACTGTATTTTGCATCACTTATAAGTGATATAGAAAAAACAGATTTTTGCATTAGCAATGCTATCAATGCCTTGAAGAACAAAGGAAGTAAAATTGAAGAATCTTCTATAAAACAATTAAAAGAATCTTTGTATCTATGTACAGGGTACAGTAAAAAATCAATAGAGCTCTTAGAAAGTATTGGACATTTTTAGCTTTTGTTCTGCATCTAATGCTGCATTTTCAAACACTTCGTCTGATATATATAAAGCTCTCTTAGAATATAATAAATTGATGTCTCTGCGAAGTTTCTGTAGCATTAAAAGAAGAACAAAGCAGAATAAAAATAAAACAAAGATCGATATTGTAAAAAATATAAGCATATTGATGTCAAATAAAGCGACAACCCCAAAGTTGCGGTTTGAGGAAGTCGCCTATATAATCCCTTGCGGGAACAGTTAAACAATTTAGTCGGTATCATCCGCAACTTGATACAGATACAAATATACTTTATATTTCTAAAGTATACAAATTTTGGAATATAAACATGGGAATCATTGAAAGATTTTTTGAAACTATTGAAATGGCGGGTATTACTCCTTATGAAATAGAAACGAAATTAAGAGTAAAATCGGCTCAGTCTAAAATATCTCAAATGAAAGAAGGTAAAACAAAAGGAGGTAAAGAAAAAACGTTGCCTTCAGATATACTATCCGCAGTGTGCATCTCAAGAGATGATGTTAATGCGGACTATATATTAACAGGAAGAGGCGAACCGCTCAAAACACCGACTGTTACTCGAATAAACCATCCTAAAGGTGTTGAAAAATTAATACCTAATCAGGATGTTTTGCTCTATGATATCAGTGCGGCCGCAAATCTTAGGACTTTGTTGGGAGATAAAACGCAAAATATTATTGGAAAAATCAGTCTTCCAAACATTCCGAAGTGCGATGGAGCCGTCTACGTCAAGGGAGATTCTATGTATCCTCTACTTAAAGCAGGAGACATAGTAGCTTACAAAGAAATACACAACTTTGAAAACGTAGTTAAAGGTGAAATGTATTTAGTATCCTTTGAAATGGAAGGGGATGAGTATTTAACTGTAAAATACGTGAATAAATCTGATAAGCCTGGTCATATAAAACTTGTCAGTTATAATCCACACCATGACCCAATGGATATTCCTGTAGTTAGTATCAATGCAATGGCTTTAATAAAAGTAAGTATTAGAATGAATACGATGAGCTAAGTAAATGACTCAAATATAGACACTATATTAATATAAACTTAAAACTATACAATTATGTCATTTTGGTGGGTTATTTTAATAATTATCATAATGTTGGTCTTTGTCTATATTGGATCAGCCAACAAAGCAAAAGAGAGGAGAGAGAAGCAAGATTCTTTTATTAAAGAGCAGGAGAACAATGGCGTTCATTTATCTAACAAGACAAATATTGAAAATGGGATTATCGCTATAGATAAAAATAGAGAGAAAATCGTATATATAGATGACAAAGGTGACACCTTGATTAATAAGGAGTTTTCTTTTTCTGATATAATATCCTGCGAACTAATAAAAGACGGTGAAACTGTTTACAAGAAATCAACTATTCGGACTGTTGGTGGAGCATTAGTTGGCACCGTATTGGCTGGAGGCACCGGAGCAATCATCGGAGGTCTATCGGGAGGAACCAAAGAAAAAGAAAAAATCAACTCTATTGATATTAAAATCATATTAAGAGACATAAATAATCCAAGTTTCAAGTTTAAGTTTTTTGAATACAAAGGGTCTCGTATGTTTATAGACTTGTCTATCAAATCTGCCGAAGAGTGGAAAGACAGAATTGCAGCTATAATCGAAATCGAAGATTCTAAAAAGTAGCTCATAAAATTCTATCAATACACATGGAATTTATATAAAAATGGGAATATTATGAATAATACATCAATCGGAATAAGAGTAAAGCCTGACTGCATTATTTACTCTATCATAAAAGAAGAAGGCGAGAATAGAGAAATTATTTTAATAGATAAAGTAAATGTACCTATCGCTCTTCAAGTGCCAGAACAGTTAAAATTCATTCGCAGTACATTTTTAGACATTATCTATGAGAACAATGTCAATCGAGCCTGTATTCGCACAACAGAATCTATGGCATTAAAACCATCTATTGAAAGAATAAACATAGAGGCAGTAATACAAGAGCTAATCGCAAGTTCTACCGTTGAGAAATACTTTGTGGGACAAATATCAAATATATCTGCAAGATTAGGTATGGCTAGAGAAAACTTCAAAAAAATCATAGATAGCAAAGAATGTGATTTCATTGAAGACTGGCATAGTTTCAATAAAGAAGAAAAAGAATCATTATTAGCCTCTTTTAGTGCACTAAATATTTAA